TGTACAAGTAAGTCATAACGGAACAGAGAACAGAGTCAGAACTAGAGCCGAGCCTAGAACGGTGCTTAAATACCGATACGGAGAAGGTGTGTCTAATTTAGCAATGGCAACTTTAAACCAATATGCGGCTATGAATCTAGATTGGATAGTGCCATTATGGATTGAGAGTCAGCTAGTTGGTGCTATAGCATCAGGCGCTCCAGTTATCACCATAGATACTACTGAGTTAGATTTTAGAGATAACTCACTAGCTCTTGTATATGAGTCACCTGATTTATGGGAAATTGTCGAGATAGATACAGTGTCATCTACAGAATTAACCCTTTTAGACGTTACCGAGAATCAGTATTTTAATGCTAAAGTAATGCCTGCTAGATTGGGTTTGATATCAAAAAGCATATCAAAAACAGGAACAGGCTATACCGCTATAACAACAATTGAGTATTCAATTACTGATAATTTAGCCCTAATTCCTGCTGATGCGCCAACACAATTTATCGGTGATGACATTTATTTTGATGAACAACTAAAGCAGGGTAGCAGTAATACTTACAAAAAAACTATAACAACTGATGTTAATAATATAGATTTTAATCTTGGTTTATTTGATAAACTAACTCCTTTCCTTCATAATAGAATATTAGTAGTTGCATCAAGCATATTTAAAGACAAACAAGATATTAGGTCTTTTAAACGCCTATTAGAAAGAAGAGCGGGCCGTAGTGGTCAATATTGGGAACCTACTTTTGAGGCTGATTTAAGATCAACATCGACAGGAACAATAACGACTACTATGGATGTTGATATTATAGGGCAGACTGATTGGACAGAGAAACGCACGCACATAGCTGTTATGGATAAAGGCGGGGTATGGCACCCAAGAACGATTCTAAGTTTTACCCAAATATCTACCACCACTTTCTCTGTTGAATTTGATGCAGCATTGAACATAGATGCTTCTGAAATTGATGTTATAAGCTATCTTGGACTAAAAAGATTTGATACTGATAGGATAGAAATTAAGTGGATCGGTAACAACGTTATCGAGTCAAATATTAATATAGTGGAGATCTCGTCATGAGAACAGATTTATATCGCTTTGAAGAAGCTACTACAGTGCATACGTTTACTAGCGGTAACAGAGAGATTGTACACAATTCAGAGACGTACATACCAATCCCTATTGGTAGAAGTGACATTAAGATCACGGCTGAACTTGGTAAATCATCAATAGAAGTCAAAATATCATTAAAAAACACCTTGGCTAAAACATGGGTCGCCACAGTGCTTGAGGTGCCTATTCGTTTGACCGTTTTCACGATAGTTGATAGTGATCCAGCAGTTACGGCGTGGATAGGTAGGATGACTTCTGTAAAATCTTCTAAAAAAGATGCTATATTTGTTATTAATAGTGATGCCACTTTAATGAACAGATCTGGCTTGCGTAAAAGGTTTCAAAGAACGTGCCCTTATGCGCTTTATGGCAAAGGCTGTTTCGTAGACGAAAATTCTTTTAGTACGGCTGGTACGGTACTATCGAGAGATGATTTAGTTATCACTATTGCAGAGGCAGCTTTAGAGCCTGACGGTTTCTATACTGGCGGAATGATAAGAGCTAGTAACGGTAAGCTACGTTACATAATAGCTCATGTTGGCACTGCTATTACGATTTCACGTGATCTTCCCGGTCTAATAGATGATAATGTAACCTTGTTTCTAGGGTGCAATAGAACAAGAGCTGATTGCACCGATAAATTCAACAACCTTGCCAACTTTGGAGGTTATCCGTTCATACCACTAAAAAATCCATTTGGCGGTACTTCAATAGCATAAGGAAAACAATATGTGGTTATTTGTAGCTTATCTTGTAGTGGTAATTGTTGCTGCTATTTTCTTGACACCAAAGCCAGAAACGCCTGATGTTGATAAAGAAGCTTTTGAGACCGCTACCGCTAAAGAGGGAGATGTTGTCCCTGTTATCTTTGGAACGGCAGACATTCGATCGCCAAATGTAGTGTGGTACGGTGACACAAAAGCTGTAGCAATTCGTAAAAAAGGCGGTAAAAAATAATGCTTGATAAAGATATTAGTAGAGATCTTATTATTAGAATGCCTGATGTACGCGCAGCGAAACAATGTAGTCGCGGTGCGCGTCAATTTTGTACAGATCATAATTTAGATTGGAGTGATTTCTTAAAAAACGGTATAAAGTCTGGTATACTAATCGATCTAAATGATGAAATGGCTATGCAAGTTGTGAGGTGTGCAAATGGGCGGAAGTAGCAAAAAACAAACGGTAGGTTATAAATACCATGTAGGACTGCATTTTATACTTGCGCATGGAGTGCTCGATGAACTGCATAGAATTCGCGTGGATGAAAAAACAGTTTACCGTTTTATAGAAGATGCCGATTTGACTTCTATAGATCTACCTAATCTTTTTGGTGGTGAATCCAAAGAGGGCGGGGTGGTTGGTAATGTTTCATTCGACAATGGCGAACCTACTCAGGTTACCAACACTTATCTCGCCTCAGTACTAGGTGATCTTATTCCTGCATTCCGTGGCGTTATCGGCGTTATATTGGAACAGATGTATATCGGCACTAACCCTTACCTTAAAAAATGGGATTTTCGAGCACAAAGATTACACCTAACCTCAGATGGTGTCACACAGTGGTACGATGCAAAATCATCACTAGCATTAGGTACACTTACCGACACTTTAATACATGATGAACAAGCTGAATACGTCTATAAAGAGACTGAATCAGAAAGAGGTCCGCATGGCGAAGAAATAATTGTTGAGGAAGGAACGCGCATAGGTCCATTTGGTTTTTCTCAACAAGGCAATCATTATGACGGTTCTGGAACGCAGTATTTAAACTTCGATGGAGAAGAAGATTTTGCTTATCCAAGTCTACCAGCATTGTTTGCACCGGGAAACTCTATTGAAATAACCACTACCTTTACACTGGATAAAGATGAAGAAGTTTTACGCATTTACGGGTTAAACAGAAATGATAGCGGAAAAATATTTTTAGATGATGTTCTAATCGCAGAGCCACCTAACAATAGCGCTCAGATAGGTACGGAATTTGATGTATACTTGTTTAACATAAGAAAAGGCACTCACACTCTAAGAGCTAAGTGCATAGACTGGACTGTAACGACTTTTCCTTTTAGCGTTAGCTTAATCGCTATGCGCGTTGAAATACCAGCAAATGGCTTTGAGGCTATGAACCCTGCTCATATTATCAGAGAGTGCTTAGTTGATACTAACTGGGGCATGGGTTATGATCCCAGTCAAATCGACAGCACTTCGTTTACTGCCGTAGCTGATACTTTGCACGATGTAGAGAAAATTGGTTTATGTCTATTATGGAATAAACAAGAAGCTATAAAGTCTTTCGTAGATGAAGTAAAAAGACATATTAATGCTGAGCTGTTTCTTGATAGATCAACCGGACTATTTAATTTAAAACTAATAAGAAATGATTATGATGTAGCTACAATACCTGTTCTTAACGAATCGAATATAGTAAAAATAACTAATTTCAAACGCCCTGTAGCAGCAGAATTAATCAACTCTGTGACGGTTACTTACTATGATATGGCAATGTCAGCCGACAGTACGATCACAGTTCAAGATATTGCACTTGTCCGTGAGTCTGGTGATACAATACCGACTACAATAGCCTATCGCGGTTTCCCTAATGCAGATATGGCATCAAGAGCTGCGGAAAGGGATCTTAGATCTCTATCTTCACCGCTGATCTCTTGTACAATAACAGTGCATAGTAGCCCTGAAGTGTCGCTACTTAATCTAGGTAGCGTGTTTCTGCTGTCTTGGGATGACTACGGTATTGCTGATGTTGTTATGCGTGTTACAGAGGCTAATTTTGGCGATGGTAAGAAAAATGCTACGGTATTGAAAGCAACGCAAGATGTATTTGCCACTCCTGAATCGGGGCTAATCTCCATTTCAGAGTCAGATTGGGTTGACCCATCTGGCACACCGCTAATTGTACCAGCACAATTAGCAGTTGAATTACCTTACTTTGAGTTAGTGCAAACATCTTCTTCAGCGGCTACTAACAATAGTCTACTTGACAACCCTGATGTTGGCTATGTCGGTGCTGCCGCTCAAAGACCTCAGGGCGGGATTAATGCTAGACTTTATACCGATTCAGGAGCAGGTTTTGAGCAAGTAGGGTTAGTTGATTTTTGTCCAACTGCTTCACTGGCTAACGATGTCGATAGAACTCAGACAACTTTTGCTGTATCAGGTGTGAGTGATGTTTCTGATGTTGCTTTAGGTACTTGGTTTCAAATAGATGACGAGTTACTATCATTGGAAACATATAACGGAAGTAACAGTATAACGGTTAAAAGGGGCGTGCTTGATACTGTTCCCGCTGTTCACTCAGCAGATGCGGTTCTATTCTTTTGGGATGAATTCGCCGAAGGTGATCCAACAGAGTATGTGGCGAGTGATGTTGTTGATGTTAGAACAGCTACAATAAATGGATCTGGTGAGCTATCGGTTGATTCAGCGCCAAATACTACAGTTACCTTGGCAAGCCGGGCAATTAGACCATATCCACCCGGTAATGTTAAATTCAATACAGATTACTTCCCTGTTGTGTTGGAAGACCCTATTGTAGCAACGTGGGATAGTCGTAATAGGCTTCAACAAACAAGTGGCATCCTATTGGATTGGTACGCTGGATCTGTTACACCTGAAGCTGGCACAACGTACACCGTAACAATACACCGTGATAATGAGGCTGAAGATGTGCTAGAAACAATTTCTGATATAACTGCGCTAACAACGCCTATTTCAGCCATTGGTGAATCTGGTTTCTTCCTAGCGAGAGTGTCAACACAACGAGATGGTTACGACAGTACGGCTTTAGTTGAGAATAGATTCTGGTATTCGACACTCAACGATACCACTTTCCCGAGAGCGTTTAATGCACAGCAAGAAAACGGCGGACTTATCACGCTAGGCATACTAAACCCTGATTCCGGTGTTACTGGCGAACTGCAATTAGCAATAGTATTACACCGAGGATCTGGTCAGGTGCTAACTGTTGGAGGAACTTGGACATTAGTTACAACAACATCTGATCTTGGTGCAAACGATTCTAAGGTAAGTATCTACAAAAGAATAGTTAGCGCACCTAGATCCACGGTAATAACTCACGATTTCATATCCACTAACGGTGATATAAAAGACGCTTACCTAATAGATATAACTGGCGGAACCTCTGTTGGTGCAGTAGTTGAAAAAACGGCTACCAATACAGCTACTGGTTCGATCACTGCTGGTGATATGTCTCGGACAGCATCAACGCTATACATATACGATTTTGATGTACTATCTTCGGCAACAATGTTTGTGGAAAGTGTAGATGGCTTGGCTAATCCTATTGAATTTAAATTAGGCGATACAGCAGGTACAGGAGCGCTTAGAATGTTCGCCTCTTACAATCATTTTGCAGAAAAAAGTGATTTAGTTTTGAGTAACGTTTGCGATTACACAAGAATAACAGCAATAGAGATAATAGCTTAACCGAAACGGCTTATAAATAAAGGTGGTAATTCGCCTTTATTTTTAATAATATACGCAATATCAAATAATAACAAAAAGGAAGTTAATACAATGAGCGAAAACGATAGACAAATAGTTTTAACAGAAAGCCAATTACGTTTGATTATAAAAGAAACCGTTCACGACACATTTACTTCATTAGGCATACAGGATGCAGAGCCGATAGAAATGCAAAAAGATTTCCAGTTACTGCGAGAATTGAGAATCTCAACACAAGCCGCCAAGAGAAAAGGCTTATTAACTCTTGTAGGCGCTGTTATTACCGGGATGTTCGTTTTGGTTGTAATAGGTGTTAAAACATATCTTTAACTACACATACGGATTAATTCCATTATCGCGTAGCAGTTTTCTATAACGAATAATTTCATTTTCTATATCTGTCCAGTGTGGGAACTGTTCCTTTAATAATGGGTGAGGGCCATTTAGCCAATCAAAATGCTCTTGCCCGTAGGTTTCTAAAATAAAAACATCGTACTCTTTGCGCATACCTCGACCAAATTGATTGCAATTCATAGAGCATTGTTTATGAATATTTGTTAACTCAAATCTAATATCCAAATGAGCGCCACGGCTTAAATAATGCCCTGCATCATATTTAACATTTGAAGCCTTACCACAGGTGCAACAGCATTTATCTTTATCTCTAACGTGTATCACGTATTGATTAACAAGTGTTTGAAGTTGATTATACCATTCAGATCTACGCTTAACTTCTTTCTTCCGCTGTTTATGCTTATCTTTTCTAACCT